ACACCGGACTTATCGGAAAACTCGTTGGTCAGTATTTCGTTGCCCAGCCGGATTGTGTCAGTGCTTGGTGCGCGAAGGCTGGTCAGCACCGGATCAGATTCGTCGGCAATCTGGAATTTGGACTTGAGCAGGTGGCTGCCGATCAGCACTTTGCCGTAAGCCAGTGGCACCGTGGCGCCAACACCGACAGAGTTTGCAGCGCCTGTGTAGGCGTAGGACTGCTGACCGTCGATGCCGGAGGTGACATTTTCTGGACCGTTGGTGCGGTTGCGGCTGCCCATCCGACCGCTCCCGCCGTACGTGTTTCCGCCATACCCACCAAGCGTTGGCACTTGAGGTTGCGGCGAGAGCGCTGAAGCTACCCCACTTAAAAGTAGGCTCGCCCCAAATGCGCCGATAATTGTGGAGGCGGCACTGCCGAGCACAAAACCACTTTGAACCGCAAAACCAACAGCCAAAGGACCTGTAGCCGCTGTTCCTGTCAAACCAGCGCCAAGTCCTAGGAATCCAGCACCAGCTCCAGCCGTGAGGATTGCAAAAGCCACCAATCCCACTCCTGCCAAAATTTGTCCGGTGCTGCCACCACCACTGCCACTAACAACTGGAACAATGACTAACTCGCGCTCGCCAAACGGTAAAAGTAGATCTTCATATTCAAAATCAACACCGCCCTGAATAACTTGATAACCAATCCCGTTTTCTTCTGATGTCAACAAATAATCTTTAAACTCCGGCATGTTGATGCACAGAAGTTTGATCGCGTCAGCGCCGTTTCGCAGGTTGTAGTAGGTGTGCTCAGCGCCGAAGCGTTCGCCCAACTCACCCATCAGGCAGACCCGCTGCATATCGGTAGACCGCAGCAATGCTCCTTACATAGTAGCTGGATAGCCACTCCACACCACTACGTCGGTCGCGCATGTGGTGCAAAATCCGCCATGGCTCCACGAAGATCGCCGCGTGCATCGGTTCGATGGTGCCCAGCTTCATGATCGCCACGTCGCCCGGCTTGCGTTGCTCAAATGCCACCCGCTTGAACCCCAACGCCTCGGCTTCCCGCAAGTAAATGCTGGGCGTGGTTTCCAGATCATCCGGTCTGGCATAGTCCGCCAGCTCCACGCCCTGCAGCCTGAAGTAGTCCCGCACCATCGTGTAGCAATCCCGCCCTTCGTCGTTCCACTCCAGATCGATCAGGGATTGATAGTCAGCCATTGATGCTCCGGTAGGCAGTAGATCAGCCATGGCACCCCGCTTTGCAGGCAGGCACGCTGGTCAAGTTCGCTGGCTGGACCGCCTTTGGGGTGGCTATGGACAACAGCAAGCACCTCACCATTCAATGAGGCACGGTAGTAGTCCCGGGGATGCATGACAAAATGCTGCTCCGGCTGCTCGCAAACATTGCGGCACGGCCAATACATCTGTCCCGTTGGCGTTTGAATCACCACGCCGCAGGCTTCGTAGGGCGCTGCCGACTTGGCGTGCCGTTCAGCCTCAGATCTGGATGCGGGAGCCAGGATAACCACCATGCGGATAGCTCGAAATACCTTGTGACTGAAAACGGATTTTGCAGCTATTAAAGCGCTTGCCGCAGACATCGTTGGCAGCGGTCGTCGGATTATCGTTCACGTCAAAGCAACTGGTGCCGTTGTAGGTACATTCGACGCCGCGATACACCCATGGACAGTAGTCCTGCACTTGCCTGCCGGGAAGCTGCAGGTTGGTCAGATCCAGCTTGCTGATCAGTTCAAACTCGACGAGTTGGGCGTTTTCTCTGGATACGCGGTCGATGTACCAGATCTGATCCTCAAACTTTGCAGTTGGATCGGCACTTGGATTAACGCCACCGACAAAGTTGACTGCATCGAGGAATTTTTTACAGGTACGGATGCGGGTGACCTTGGCCTGCAGTGGGTTGTACGCCAGCAGCAATGCCGAGATCGCGCCAGTGGTATTAGCGATCCGCATGGATGGACGTGGCAAAGTGCCCTTTGATATCAGTTCAAAGCCGTCAGCTTCAATCGGTGCGGCGCTGTAAGTAATCCCTTGGAAAACCACATCAGCAGTCAGGTCGTTGGTGCCAGCGTGGTAGTAAAAAGTGGTGTCGATTCCGTTGACTGCCAGCGTTAGCCGTAATTGGAACAGTTCAATAATCGCTGAGGGGTTCAGCGACTGGATCTGCGTTTGAATTGAGGTGGGTGTCGTCATGCCTCAAACACCTGACGGAATGTCGCTTCAATAGTTGCACGACCTGTATAAGTTATAGATTTGTTCCACTCAGGACAAACCCATTTAGATGATGTTGCTTGATCAGGTGGCTGCCAATCAAAGTAGGCGCCATCGGCTGCACGCGCATCTAAGAAGGCTTCGATGGTATCAGAATTAGCCTCTGTAATATTGACCCACGACAGCGACCAAACCTTTGGGTTTTGGTTAATCCCAAACGAAACGCGCTGCTCATATCCATCACCAAAGCTGATGACTTGAAGTTTTGGTTGACTCTTTTTTTCTGCGCCGTAGCTCGGCTGAATTGCAGGGAAGGTAGCCATTATGCGAGGATGCCTCCTGGACGGCGTTGCTTAACCAATTCTGCCTGCACAGCAGCCGCGACGAGCTTACCTAGTTGACCAGCCTTACTGGAATCACCACCCGCGCTAGTGCCATTGGCATCAACGTTAACCACAATATTCGCTCCGCCACCAAAGCCGCCCGCAGGAGCGATACCACCGCTACGCCCAGGCATGAACAGTTCAGGACCACGCTCACCGACGAGGTAACCCTGACCAGCGGTAACGCTCCCACCCATGGCGCGCCTACCCAATGAGCCACTAAGGAAACTGAAAAAGCCTCTTCCATCATTACCAGCCAAACCTTGCAAACCAGCTTGTATAAGCAAATTACCAAGCGACTTCAGAACATTTTGCAATGAACTGTTAAAATCATTTGTACCTTGAATTAGCCCGGTAATAGTTGAAGTAAATGTGCTCCCAATGGCATTGAGCAGTTGCTGTTCTTGTTGAAGTAAAAACTGACGCTCTAATAATTGATTGTTCACTTCTACTTCGGCTCTAACCCTATCTTCCGCAACTTTAGGATCAACGCCTTGAGCAACAAGATCATTGATTCGCTTGCGTATATCTGCTTCTTGTTGTCCAATAGTCAAAATGTTTTGCTTATATGCGATTTCTGCTGTAATTGCTTCTACTGCTTTAGCGGCATCTATAGCTTTTTGCTTCTCTGCCATCGCAAGGTCAAAAGCAAGTTGCCTAGCAATCCCTTTTCCCTTAAGCTCTAAATTTGTTATTGTTGCTAATTTTGCTGCATCGGGCAATTCTTTATTTGCACGCACTTCAGCTATTTCATTTGCAATACTTGCCAATTCTTTTTGCGCAGTTCTTGTAGTGACAAGTGCCTCGTTATTTTGTGAGCGAGCAATCAATATTTGACCCTCAACATTAAATTGATCTTCAGCTAGCCTTAAAAGACTACGTGCGCTGGCAATCTGCTGTTGTTTTCTTTTTTCTAAAGCAGCAGCTTGTTTTTCCCCTGCTGCCCCTGCCTTTCCTTGCTCTAAACTTTTTAACAACGCCTCAATTTCAGGATTTAGCCCTTGTGCGCCTCCTCCTTGTGGCTTAGATACTGTACCCGTGCCTAGTAACTGCTTGATTGCCGGCTCATTTTTAAGCAGCGCTGCAAATTTTTGAGGATCAAATCCAAGTCCTAAAAATCCACCACCTGCTCCTGCTTGTCCCTGAAGCTGTTTCCGACGGTTTTCTCCTATTAATTCATCAATGCCAGCAATAACGCGTGGTGCGGCATTGCCACGAAGATTGCCTGATTCAAGCGCGCCTTTAAGTATGGTTGTATTTGGACTCAGGCTAAGCAACTGACCTAAGACATTAATTCCCTGTGTGGACTTCGCAATGATGGAATTTATAAGCTTGATTACACCGCCTAATGTTGGACCTAAAACGGTATCAAACGCCCTTGCTAAATTACCTATTTGATTGACCATTTTGGTAATTTCGCTTGACACCGTGCCGCCAAGTTCCTCCGTTGCTTTGTCTGCAACACCAGCAGCTTTCTGTTGCTTGTCCAAGAATTCGTTGAACTTAGCCAAATCATCATTGACAAGCGGAAGCACTGCTTTCAGCGCATCGACGCTGCCAAAGAGTTGTACCAATGCAGTTGTGCTGCCACCTGTTTTTTCTTTAACTTGTTTCAGCAAACCGCCAAAACCATTTGCACGCAAGCCTGCCTCATTAAAGTCAATTCCCAAAGCCTTTGCCAAATCGCTCGCTTCTTTAGTTGGCTTCAAGATTGAAACAATCGCTTGATTCAATCCTGTAAATGTTGCCTCTACTGGCACCCCTTGCGCTGTGATAACTGAAACAGCAGCATTAAGCTCTTTGATTCCAATGCCCGCTGCAGCCGCAGTAGGAGCCAACCTACCTATTTGCTGCGCGTATTCATTCAAAATAATTTTGCCATCATTTTGCGTTTGAATAAAGCCATCAACCAACAGTGCCGCATCATTCGCAGATTTGCCATACGCGTTAAGCACGCTGGTTACAGCATTGCCAACGGTATTGATGTCTGACAACCCTCCGGTAGCACCTTTGGCAGATGCTTCCAAAATCTTGGCGGCATCGGCAGCATTCGCAAAACCAGCACTGGCAACGTCATATGCTGCGGTCACCAGTTGCGTTTGAGAGTACAAACCGCCCAGACGATTGCTGACGGCAAGTAATTGCGCCTCTAAGACTTTGCTATCTACGCCAAGAGTGCGCACCGCAGCGGCAGCTCTTTCCGCCTCATCAAAGCCTTTGAAAAAACGTCTTGCTAAATCAGCTACAACAAGTTGGGACGCTAATCTTCCAACTGCCTTGTTGAGTAGATCAATTTTTGTGCTAGCTTGCTGTGCCGATTGACCTGCTGCTATAAATCTTCCATTTGCATCCCGCAGCCTCTCACCAGCACCTTTGACAGAGGCTTCTAACTGCTGCGTCTGATGCGTAAATTGCTTTAGCTCTTGAGTAGGCTGACGCGCATTGACTTGAAAATCAAGATTTACAACTGCCACGGCAATGCCTCCTTATGTGCCCAGTTTATCGGCGAGACCTTGCTTTATCCATCTCAGCCTTTTCCCGCTTACCCTTCACTTCATAGTAAGCAGCAAAATGCACAAACTCGGCATCGGTCAGCTCACTGCGCAAGCGGCTGACCGTCATGCCAAGTTCAGTAGCTAGGAAGAACTCAAAGAACAACCAAGAGTCTTCCTCTAGTCGTTTTTTGCTTCATCCAAACTGCCGTCACCACCCAACCCGAACAGGAACAGTTCCAGCTCGTTCAGCACACGCTCAGGCAGCTCGCGCTGAAGTTTGGCAGCATCAGCAGAGGCAAACGCTTTGGTGCCATCTTCAAGCTCAGCCATTTGGCACAGCATCTGCGTGCTGATGTCCAATGCTTCCTCAGAACCAGCCAAGGTGCCAGCACGCTTGCGGTCGGCTCGGGTAATTGGCTTGAAATATAAATCCAGCACCGCTTGCCCAGCATCATTGGTGACGCTGAATTTACGGCGCTGGTTCAGATCAAAAGCGCCAGTGAGCAGGTCAACGGCGCGGGGTGTAGCAGCAGGCATCAGATACTAAGGGTGAGAG